GGGCTATCAACATTTGAGATATACTTATTTATCTGTGCAGTCTGCTCGCCTGTGAGATGATACCATTTAATAGTGACAGTTTTCTTTATGGCTCTTATATCGCCCACCATTTTGCAGTTAGCCGTCCGCCCTGCATTGTTCGACCATATCTTGTTGTTTGTAAAGCTCACTTCCGCAGGTGTGGCGACCCTTTCGCTGCCGAATATAAGTCCTCTGCTTTTCATTTTCTGCACCTCCTATGCCCTTATTGGCGACCTGCCGTTGCGCTTGATATAGTCGTTGATATCATCAATAACTATCTGTGTGATAGTCCTGCCATTGAGCGTAAGCGGTATGGTAACGCTTATCTTCTGATTTCCGCCTGCTCCGCCGTAAGACACAAGAGCTTGCAAAACAGCCTGCGTGATAGTATCAAGCGGTGCCTCGATATTCGTGCCACGTTTCTGATCGCCCAGAACTGCAAGGAACTCAGAGTTCGGCGGTATTACTGCACCTTGGGCAAGTTTGGGTATTTCGGGGATATCAATTTGGCTTAGGTCAAAGCCAAATGTCTGACCGCCAAGATCACCGGGAAGCCAATCAGGTGTTGTGAAGCTCAGCTCGTTTATGCCGTCGATTATCCAATTCAAAGCGTCCTCAACTGCACCTGTCAGACCATTTATAAGCCCGATTATCAAATTAATAGGTGTTTTTGCTATGTCAACAAGTGCGTCCCATACGCCTTTGAAAATCTTCTTTACACCCTGCCAAGCTTTTTTCCAATCACCGGTGAACACTCCCGCTATGAACAGCACAACGCCTTTAAGTGCTGAAATGATGTTCTTCACGGCGTCAATTATATTGCTTATGACATTGCCCACTGTCTTTATTATCTTACCAAGCACACTGCTGACTATCGGTCCGAGTATGCTCACAAGCCAGTTCACAACAGGTGCTATGGCTTTGTTGTAAATGCTCAGAACGCTTGTGATAAGTGTTCCAACAAAGTCGAGGAACTCATCAAGCAGAGGTTTCAAGTGCTCCGTCCAAACGCTGTCAGCCACGTCCATGAGCTTGTCAAACACAGGTTTCAAGACCGTTTCCCACAGATTGAGGAATACGTTCTTTGTGGTTGTTATACCCTCGTTTATGCCGTCAAGTATAGGCTGTCCCCATTCGTTCCAAAAGTCTGAAATGCTCTGCCAAGTATCGCACCACAGTGTTTTTAAGGCGTTCAACACAGGCTGTGCAACGCCGTTCCACAAGGTATCAAAGATCTCTTTTATGTTGTCAAACAGTACGCCTAGCGTGTTCCATACCTGCGTGCCAAAATCCGCCATTAGGGGTAATCCTACAGTGAGGAAGTTTTGCAGTATAGGGAACACTGCCACATTCCAGATATCAGAAAACACCTTGTTGAAGCTGTCAAAAAGTCCTATGCCTATCTTGCCAAGCGTGCTGAAAGCAGTCTGCATAAGCGGTGTAAAATCATTTATAAAATAAGCTTTGAGCGGCTCGGAAAGCGACTTTATATCGCTGAAAACTCCGCCGAGTATCTGAGCAAGTTCAATGCTCTCTCTTTCAAGTCCGCTCCATATATCAGCGAAAATAGGCTTAAAATTCTTATCAAGATAGTCTGCAAGCTTTTCAAACTGAGTTCTTACTGATTTGAAAAAGTCAGACAGCTTTTTATCTGCCTTTCCCGTATCCACCTCAACGCTAGTCCCGGAAGGCTGCATTATCTCCCCAGCTCCGCTGACCCCAGTGCTATCTGACTTGCTCTCATCATTCAGCTTGTTCATCTGGTCAAAGCTTGCAAGAGAGCCTTCCTGTGCCTCTTGAGTCTGTTGTGCATTGTCGGCTATATCGCTGTAATTATCCGCCACCTGAGAGGTGCTTTTCACTATGCTTTGAGCCTCGTCTGCACTGTTGCTTAGTTCAAAACCAAACGCCTCTGAGAGTGCCCTCGCTGCCCCCTGTGCCAAAGCTATGAGCTGTGAAAGCACGCTGTTGATCGCCTTGACAGCAGGCAGAAGAACGTTCATCAGCACAGTGCCGATAGTTGCTCCGAACTCTTTCCATTGCTCAGAGAGTATTCTAGTTTGGTTTGCCCAGCTGTCAGAAGTCTTTGCAAAGTCCCCCTGAGCAAGAGCCGTCTGTGACATAACGTAGTTGTATCTCAGCTGGACTTTTTCAGCCTGCGACATATAGGCAGTTGATTTCGTGATACCCTTTGAAAGTGCATACGCCTGCAAGTTGGCGTCCGTCATAACGATACCGAACTGTTTGAGGGTCTCAGTTTCGCCTGTAAAAATTGATTTCAGAGCCGTGCTTGCCACGTCCTGACCAACGTTATAAAATGACGCCATATCCGCAGACAGCCCTGTAAGAGCCATAGCCATATCGCTTGCACTGTCATTGGCAAGCCCCATTCCTGCCGCCATTGCCATGAAGTTTGAGCCTGTCTGCTTTGCGGTAAGCTTTGAAATGCCGTAGGTCTTAACAGCCGTGTCAGCGAAGTCCTCCATTTTCTGCTTTGATTCACCGAAAGCCGTGTCAACAACGTTCTGAACTTCCGCAAGGTCTGAGGCTGTTTCTATGGATTGCCTGCCGAAGTCCACAAGCTTCTTGACGGAGAATGCTGCCGTCACAGCCATTGCAAGGCTTTTAAGCTTTGGCTTGATATCCCCCACCATATCGGAAAGGCTTTTCAAGCCCTTTTCAAAGCCCTCTTTGTTTATGTTGGTGTCAAAATTCAAGCACCCGTCAGCCATTGTCATTCACCTCCCGTCAGTTGTTTCAGAAACTCTTTGTCCTCGTTTTCAGCCCTCTGCTCTTCTGCTGAGAGCTTTCGTTTAAGGTCTATCATATTTCGGTGGTTTCTGTAAAACTCCTGCTCGTATTTTTCAAGCTTTTTGCCCTTGTTAAGCTTTTGCCGTATGCCTATAACAGACGAAAAAAGCCCCTCGCCTATCTCGTTGAAATAGCCGAGAAAAGTCCACCAATGAAGATATTTTACCGTCCTCGTTTCAAAGCCTGCCACCTTGTTCACCGCAGGAAAAATAATACTCTCGTCCTGCTCCCAGTCGATAGTTTTTGCAGGCTGAACACTCTCCTGCGGAACATCTCCACCGCCCACAAACCAATAAGCCTTGTCAACAGCCTCCTGCAAATGTTCTCGTGGGATATCCTCAGCATAAAGGCATTTAAGACACACATAGCACTTTTCACGCTCGTCAAGTTTGGGGTCTGCAAAGGCTGAATAGATACGCAGAATTACTCGAAAATCCGAGTGTATGGCATACTCTCTGCCGTCTATTTCAAGGGCTGTTGGCAAGCTGCCTATCATTTCAGCAGCTCCCTGAGCAGAGCCTTTTTGTCCTCGTCAGAAAGCTCCGCCACGTTGACCGCAGGCTGAGCAATATGTTGATGAGCGATAACAGGTGCGGTGTACTTCTCCACCTTTTCTTCGAGCTTTATCTGAGCCGCAGTCTGTGCTGACTTTATCTCCTGCACCACCACAACAAGAAGCGCTTCAAGGAAGTTCACAAGCACAGGCTTGCCGTTTGAAGCCACAGAGAACACGTTCACGCTTCCAAGCGCCGCCGTACACACATCGCTTCCAAATATGTCATTGACCATTTCTCTTGCACGCTGGTCATACTCTTTGAGAAGCTGAGTTCTGTCCTCGTTCTTCTCACGTTCTGACACTTCTTCTGCGATATTGTCAGCATTGCTCATAGCGTCCTGTATCCTTGTGATGATACCAACGTCTGACACGTTTATCCTTATAACTCTGTTCTCGTCACCGTTTATAGCGTACTCTTTGTAATTGCCGCTGTTAAAATTTATTGACTGCATTGACATTTCTATCATCCTTTCTGTATTATGGCAAACAAAAAGCACTCCGCTCTGAACGAAGTGCTTTCATATGTTTGTCATATAGTTTATTCTTCCGTAGTCTTTGCAAACGTTGGCACGCCTGCCGCAAAGGTGACAGAGCCTTTCACTCTGTTTCCTGCAAAGGTGCAGTTGAACGGGATATTTACGCCCCCCTGTGGTCCGCCATATGACTGCGGCTTGACTATGACATCTTCCGTCCATGCGTCATACGCGCCTGTGGTCTTGTCAACGATGACTTCAAGCACGCTTGTCTTGCAGGCGTCGCCGGTAAGACGATTCATCATGATATCCTTGAGCTTTTCGTAAAGTGCGTCACCGGGCTTTGCATAGAATGTGTCAAGGTCGAACTCAGGCTCATAGCCGTTGTCCTCAACTGTGGTTTCATCAAGGATATTCTTCTTTGTGGAAGTGTCAGGGTTGAGTGCCACACTTGCGTCCTCAACGTCCTTGCCGAGAAGATACCAGCTTGGTGATGAGGCGACCGCTGCGAATGTAGTGTCAAGATAATGCAGAAGATGGCTTCTGTTGAGCTTTCCGCTCTTGTATGAATAATCAGGCATATGTTTTCCTCCTTTTATATCTGATACTGTGCCGCTATCTGCAATTGATACTGCACAGTATCGTTTGTGTTTTCATTTGGTATTGCATATATCATTCCGTTTGCACAGGTGAGCTTTTCAAGAACGCCTGTCCTTTCCTCGTCCTCTGTTATGGTAGTGAACGTGGTATCTCGGTGCTTGTCTGCATAGCTTTCAAGCCACATCTGCAATTCAAGCAGCACACCGCTGTTTGACATTCTGTCAAAGTCGTTCATAGACTGATACACAGCATAGAGAATGAAGTTGTGCTGTCTTGTCTGACCGCCCAGAATGTCAGAGCTTACAAGGCTGTCGCCTGTCGAGGACAAGCCATAATTGGTTGGCGTATCGTCGGTAAAGTCGATATGGATATCGTTGCAAACCTCCGATATTTTCGGAAACTGCTGCAAAATATCTTTCACAAGCTCGATTATGTTCATTTCGCTTTGCCTCCCATTATCGCCGCCGCTCCTCTGAGTATCTGCTTTTTCTTGTCGGCTTTCATTCGCTCAAACCAAAGCTTACCGGCAAGTGGCTCTTTAAAAGTGCTGTAAACAAGGCCTTTGTCCGTCAGCACTTTCTTTTCTCCATGTCGGGCGTATGCAGAGCCTGTAACAGAGGATACCATAAGCTTGCCGTAATACTGATAGCGTGCGTAAGGTGCAAGATACTGTATCTTGCCGCTGCCTATTTTAGTGCCTCTTGTGGCGGACTTTCTCAGGTTTGTGCTGAGGGTAGGTGTATACTTCACCATATGCCTTATGCACTCGGCGTCAATGAACTTTTGAGCCTTATCAAAGCGTTCTGAATACTTGCCTGCAAAGGACTTATCCCAAGTTATAGCCCTGCTGTCCATAGGCTGACCTATCTTCATTTCACGCTCACCTCCATATGTGGCAGACCACCGAACATATAATCATCAATGCTCATTACCGTAACAAAGTCATACTCCGCACGGAAGATTTTCATGCTCTCAGATATGCTCTGCGGCGTTTGATTATCAAACTCAAACTCGCATTTTCCTCTCACAAGCATATCCTTTGCAGGGTTTTTCGGTGCATTATCATCATAGAAATACACCCTTGTGCTGTCTGAGGTCTGCATACCGCTTTTCACGATACTTCCCGACTTATTCTCACACCAGTAAACTTTCTCTGCATACTTCCGCACAAATCCCTCTGTCTGCTTGTCAAAAAGATACACCGTGCAATCGCTGTTTGCAAGCATTTATCTCACCCCTCTGTAAAGCAGCCCTGTTCCGCTGAGCCATTTGTACACGATATCGTGAACGGCTCTGTCAGCGTTCTGCCTGCGGATATCTGAGCTTTCATATGACTTTGACCAACCCCCAACGCTTTCGGAAGATACCCCCTGAGTGCCGCCCTCCTGCTCTGCCTTGAAGATATTCTCCGCAAGCTCGCAGCAGCACATTTTCACTTCTTCGGGGATATCGTTCTCGTCAACGTTGTCAAAGGTATATTGCTTCATAAGGCTTGTGGCTTGCATTGCATAGAAGTCAAAAGCGGCAGATATGTCAGGCTCTCTGCCGCAAAGATAAACGCCTATATAATAGCTCTCGCTTGCATATGCTTTCATACTGCCGCACCTCTTTACTTCTTGAATCTTGCAAGCACTACCTTTGACTGGTCTGAAATAGCCACAGTGTAATGCT